ATTTATCGAACTATTTTTCCACTACAACTTTGGTGGTAAGAATATTCTTTCACCTCAAACACATGGTGAGGCAGACCCATTAGTGGAGTTCGCTGACCAATTGAAATCAACTGGTGATAGAAACGATTGGAATCTTTCAAAACAACTTACTCCTAAAATGAGAACTTATGTTCCTGTTATCGTTAGAGGTGAGGAATCTGAAGGAATCAAATTTTGGGGATTTGGTAAGACTGTGTATCAAGAACTACTTGCTTTCTTCGCAGACCCAGATTATGGTGATTTAACAGACCCGACTAGTGGTAGAGATATTACTGTTGAGTTTAAAACCGCTAAAGAGTTAGGTAAGAACTATCCTGAAACTTATATCAGAGTTAAACCAAACCAAACTCCAATTACAGAAGATAAAAACGTTTTAGAATCTGTAAAAGACCAAATTGAATTACCAGGTATGTTCAAAAAATACTCATATGATGATATGAAAGGTTTATTGGAAACTTGGATGGAACATGGTACTGTTGGTGAGGATAATAAGGAAGAGGAAACTCAACCTACTCAAAACACTACTCAATCAACTTCACAACCACAGGCGGTTGCGAGTAATTCAACAAATTCAGATGTAAAAGATGCATTTGAAGATTTATTCAATAATTAAAATAAGTTATAAATGGCTAAAACAAATCGAGATGAATTATCATCGATTTTAGCTGATAACCTTAATAAAAAGTTCAAAGGACAAGCGAAAGTTGCTTATTTCTTAGATGGCTCCGAACAGACACCCACCGACTTAACTGAGTGGGTGTCGACTGGAGATGATATGTTAGATTTAGCAATATCAAATCGACCTAATGGTGGATTTCCTGTCGGACGAATTGTAGAGGTTACTGGTTTAGAAGCGAGTGGTAAATCTCTGTTATCAGCACATACATTAGCAAACACTCAGAAGAAGGGTGGATTGGCAGTGTATATTGATACAGAGAACGCAATCAATCAAGAATTCTTAGAAGCATTAGGTGTTGATACTCAAAAGTTACTTTATGTACCTTTAGAATCAGTAGAAGATATCTTTGATGCTATGGATTCAATTATCGAATCAGTTAGAAAATCTGATAACGATAGGTTGGTAACAATAGTAGTTGATTCAGTTGCGGCGGCAACTACTAAAGTAGAATTGGCAGCTGATTATGACCAAGCTGGTTATGCTACCCAAAAAGCAATCATTATCTCAAAAGCAATGAGAAAGATTACAAATCTTATTGGTAGAGAGAGAATATTGGTTGTATTCACAAATCAACTTAGAGTTAGAATGGGAGTATCCTTTGGAGACCCTTATACTACATCAGGTGGGAAAGCGTTAGGTTTTCACGCATCTTGTAGATTAAGAATGAAACAAATGGGTAAACTCAATTCTAAAGTTGGGGGTGTAGAACAAACTGTTGGTATTAAGACTAGAGTTCAGGTCATTAAGAACAGAATGGGCCCACCACTAAGAGCAGTTGATTTTGAAATCTACTTTGATAGAGGTATCGATAGATATGGTTCGTGGTTAAACACTATGAAAACATATAAGTTGGTAACTGTAAGTGGTGCTTGGTATACTTGGGTTGATGAATCGACTGGAGAAGAGATTAAATTTCAAGCTAAGAACTTCACTAAAATCTTAGAAGATAGACCAGAGGTAAAGGAACAAATGTATAAACAAATCTGTGATGCATATATCTTAGGATACAAAGAAGCAACTGAGAACGCAAATACAGATACAACAAAACTCGATGAAGGACACGAAATCTAATTACAAAGAAATGTTTAATAAACTATCAGAAACTCCTAAAAGGAATGTTAATGATAAAGTTATGATTGTAGATGGATTGAATTTGTTCATCAGATGTTTTGGAGCAGTTCCAACTCTGAATGATGATGGAGAGCACGTCGGTGGGGTAACAGGTTGTCTGTTATCCCTCGGCGCTCTTATTCGTAAGAACAAACCAACTAGAGTGTTGGTAGTTTTTGATGGTAAGGGTGGTTCTCAACGTAGAAAGAAGATGTATAAGGGATACAAAGAAGGTAGAACAGGATTAACCAAAGTTAATAGATTGGTTGGTTATGAGGATTTAGAAGACCAGGCAGAATCTATGAAACGTAACTTTAATACGTTAATCAAATACTTAGAGTTCTTACCTGTTGATTTGTGTTACATTGATTACATTGAAGCAGATGATATTATGGCATACGCTGCCAAACATATATTTAAAAAAGAAGTTATGATAATTTCCTCTGATAAGGATTTCTTACAATTGGTGGATGATAGAATTTCAGTATATCTACCAACTAAGAAGAAATGGATGCATAAAGAGGATGTAAAAGAGTTATATGGAGTTCCATCAAAAAACTTAGTATATTATAGAATTTTTGATGGTGATAAATCCGATAATATTCCTGGTGTAAAGGGTATCGGACCAAAAACACTAATAAACAAATTAGATTTCCTTCAATCGGATGGATTAACATTAGATACCTTATTCGAAAGGGTATCTCAATTGGATGATGAGAAACTGAAAAACAAAATATTGGAACATACCGATACTTTGAAATTAAATTACGATTTAATGCAGTTATCAGAACCAATAATGGGTTCATCGATTACATCAAATGTACGAAATATCATTGATTCACCAATCAACGGATTAAATTCTTTTGGATTCAAAAAAGAGTTTATGGTTGATAAACTATATACTGCATTTAAGAATGTAGAAACGTGGTTAGTAAACTCTTGGGGTGATTTGGATAAATATTCAAAACAAACTAGAAAATAATTTGGTAGTTACAATAATAATTCGTATATTGGTACAATATGGATAAATTCGGAAACAAATTTGGTACATCATTTCAGATAAAGATACTTTCATCTCTATTATCAGATAGGATATTCTTACAACAAATGTATGATATCCTTAAACCTGAGATGTTTGATTCAGATGCTAATGAATGGATAGTAACAAAAACATTATCTCACTTTGATAACTTTTCACAACTACCAACCTTAGATGTCTTTAAAAACGAAGTAGATAAGGTTGAGAGAGATGTTCTCAAACAATCTATAGTAGATAACCTAAAACAAGTTTGGAATGGTTTAGAATCAGATGATTTAGAGTACGTTAAAGAACAATCTTTAGAGTTCTGTAAAAATCAAACTTTCAAAAACGCTATCTTAGAATCTGTAGATTTATTGAGTGATGGTAAATTCGATGTAATCAAATCTAAGATAGATGATGCGATGAAAGCTGGACAAGATACTGATGTTGGACATGAGTATAAAGAAAACATCATTGAAAGATATCAATCCACAGTTAGAAATGTAATACCATCTGGTTGGGATGCAATCGATGAATTAGTAGATGGTGGTTTTGGTAAAGGTGAATTGATAATGTTCGCCGCTCCACCAGGTATTGGTAAATCGTGGGCATTGGTAAATGTGGGTATGGCGGCCGCCAAAAAAGGTAAAACAGTAGTTCACTATACATTAGAACTTAATGAAGGTTATGTAGGACAGAGATATGATTCAGTATTGACTGGAATCGCTGTACCTAATCTTAAATTTAATTTAGATGATGTTAGAACTCAAGTAGAGGGATTAAGTGGTGATATTATCGTAAAACATTGGCCAACTAAATCCGCAGGATTGAATACTATGAGAGCATCTTTGGATAAACTTAAACTACAAGGTAAGAATCCAGATTTGATTATCGTAGATTATGCTGATTTGTTAAAAGGTAATAGTAGAAAAGAACGACACGAAGAGTTAGAAGAGATTGTAGAGGGTTTAAGAGGTATTGCAGGTGAATACGAAGTTCCACTATTTACAGCATCTCAGATTAATCGTAGTGGGGCAAATGATGATGTTATTACTGGTACTTCTATAGCTGGTTCATTCTCAAAATTGATGACTGCAGACTTCGTAGTATCACTCAGTAGGAAGATTGAAGATAAATTAGCAGGTACAGGTAGATGGCACGTAATAAAAAATAGATTTGGGCCTGATGGGATGACTTTACCTTCAAAAGCTAATATGAGTAATGGTAGGATTGATATCTACAATGATGATTCCATTGATGGTAAAAAAACCCAAAAGGATATGAACAATGGGGGTGAGTTAGTGAGAAAGAATTTGTTACAAAAATATAATGAAATGAATAAAGATATTGATTTTTAATCCATATATATTATAACCCAACAGAACAGAATTATAACAATAAAAGGTAAAAATATGACACAGTTATTTAAAGAGAGAGTACCATTCAAACCATTTGAATATCCACACTATTATACAGAAGGTTGGTTAAAACAAGCACAAGCATTTTGGTTACATACCGAAATACCAATGCAAGGTGATTTAAAGGATTGGAACGAAAATTTAAATAAATCCGAAAAACACTTAGTGGGTAATATCCTATTAGGATTTGCTCAAACGGAATGTGCTGTATCTGATTATTGGACAACAATGGTAACCAAATGGTTTCCTAAACATGAAATTAAACAAATGGCGATGATGTTTGGTTCACAAGAAACAATACACGCCACAGCTTACTCATATCTAAACGAATCATT